TTATATAAAATCCTAAATGGTATATGCTAAGAAATATCTGCGAAAGGCTAAACGCTATGCTAAAAAACGTTACCTGCGTAAGGGTGCAGGTTACAAAACAGGTGTTCGTTTTAATAAACTCATTCAAGATGTCAAACTCATCAAAAGCAGTTTAAACACAGAAAAAAAGTACTGTGAACAACAGGTGGTATTCACATCTGCTCAAGCATTTGGTAACCTCGGTGGGGAACACGCCGGACTAATTCTGCCATCTATATCCCAGGGAACTGGGGGAGTTGCTCAACGAGTTGGTAACTCAATTAAACTAACCGGTCTTGCAGTCAAATTTCAATTGATTGCTCAAAATGACAATTTCAGGGTTGCCGAAGGAAAATTCAGGTTCGTAATATTTGAAAATATGGACCAGAACGAAGGCTCTATCCAGGGTTTACAAAAATTATATGATGTAAACCAAATTACCGGTCTAACTGACTTTAATGCGGAACGCAATTTAGCAGAATTCAAGAACTTTAGAATTAAGTGTAACAAAACTTTTAGAATTCCAAATGGAAACACCACTGGCAACGCCTCATATCACGAGCCAACATTTATGTCTCGTCACTTTGCACTCAAGATGAATCATCATGTCAAATACGAAGGCACATCTGCCGACCAAATATCTGGACGATTGCATTATGCACTCCTCTTTGACCACGGAAACCATTCCACGTCTGTTATCTCAACCAATACCAATATTCCAGTCACAGCAGTGAACACAGGATATAAAATCAATCTCGTAATGCGAGCATGGTACGTTGACAATTAAATAATAGCCTTGTCGTGGAGCCGTATGCCGGCGTTTGAGGCATAAAGACGACCTTTAGGTCGTCACCTGCGACAGCCGGTCCATAAATATGTGATAAACCGAACGGATAACTTGACAACTTGACAACTCTTTAGAGTTGGCAAGTTAGCCAGGTTGGTTTTAAATAAAACTTTAAAATCAACAATTTACTTACCTGGTACAAAGCCCTTTACAAATGGTGGGGCAACTTTTTTTGGTCCCACACGTTTAACATTATATTTCGTAGGGTGAAAATGTCTATCGCCCTCGTTTGGGGGTTCATTCCCAATTATTAAAATATGGGGAGCATTCGTAATCTCCATCTTATTATTATCACATCCAAATCCAGACGTAAACAGTCCGTCTTTGATTTGCTCAATAGCACGGTATGAGACCATCTCATCGCCGTAAGATAACAAAATTATATAAAATTTCGCTTTAGCGTTTTGTGCTTGGGCTAACATATGTTTTCCTTGCCCACCTATAACAACGGCACCCAAGTGTACAGCACACCATTTGGCAAACTGTGTTTTGCCAATATCAACATCCCCCCATCTCCAATAGATGGTTCTACAGTCCCAGGCACATGGTACTTTAAAAATATCATACAACTCACGTTGATACTCATAAAAATCTGCCTGGTCAATTGTCCGCACTGGTTCAGGGTAACCCAGGTTCACAAACGGTGAATTCTGTTTACTAATGTACGTTAGTTGGGAATCATCATTCCCTTTTGCTTTTTCCCAATGTATGCTCTTAATGTTAAAGATGGTCATAGGACGCTCCTTAACTTTTAACTTTATAAAACCCTGTAAGTGCGGTGTACCGCTCTCGCCCACTTCCTTTGAGACTAATGCCTTTTCGCATTTTTCCTCAATTATTGGAACTATGGAACTAATCTGCTCTTCAGTATAGTTGTTCAATGTAAAACACCACCGTTTTGCAGCCGATATCTGTTTAGGGGTTGGTTTAGTATTACCCAACCCCTTGGAACTATTGGAACTATTGGAACTCATTATACATAGGGTCCAGAAAATCTCTTTAAGTTCTTTTTTGACAAATATATAAATTAATATCTTTAGGCATTATATAAAATCCTAAATGGTATATGCTAAGAAATATCTGCGAAAGGCTAAACGCTATGCTAAAAAACGTTACCTGCGTAAGGGTGCAGGTTAC